ATCGCATTTATAATGATCGTATTAAATATGGTTTTTATAAATTAGCCGAGAATATTATTCATACATTTAAGTTTTATTATACCGATACTGATACAATTGAAGAATTAAAACATGAGGTAATTACATTTCTTCTTGAAAAACTACATTTATATAAATCTGAGAAGGGTAAGGCATTTTCTTATTTTGGAACAATTGCTAAACGTTATTTAATTGTATATAACGAGAACAATTATAAAAAGTTACAAGAGAAGGCTGATATAGACGAATTAGATGAAGATAAAACTCATTTACATGAATCAATGGATGCTATAGATGAATTACATTCACCAAATCTATTTATCAACCAGTATATTAAGTATATTGACAAGCATATTCACACATTATTTCCCAAACAACATGATGCCCAGACGGCTGATGCTATTATTGAATTATTTCGTAAGCGTGAGACGCTAGAAATATTTAATAAAAAGGCTTTATACATTTATATTCGCGAGATGACAGATGTATCCACTCCTCAGATTACTAAAATTATTAAGAAGTTAGATATATTGCGTACTCGATTATATAATGAATATTATGATCATGGGTATATAAAGATTTAATTACTTATATTTATACGTAAACGCATTTTATGGCTAATTTTGACGACGTAACTGTATTTGATGGTATGTCTTTATCGGATTTATTTAAGAAAATACACAAGAATAATAAAGATATTGATAAACAAATTGGTGAATTTATTGAAACAATGAAACCTATGGCAACATCTAACGCGGGTTCCGCGGTAATGTTAATGCCTACTGTTAAAGATTTAATTGATGTTAATGTAAAAAATAATGAACAGTTAATTAAAATGGCAGCTATTGCGCAACGTGCAGCAACTGTTAATAACAATGTAGGACAGGATTTAATTAACATGGATGAAATTACTGCTTTATTAGAAGAGCAAAAATCAATAGAGGAAGAAGGAAAAAAGTTATTAGAACAAGCTCCTCAAAAACCACAATTACAATACGAAACTATTAAGTAATGTCTTTTACAACAAGAACAGGTATAAGTAGTCAAACTGTAGGTACTAGTAAATCATCTACAACTTCTGCAATCCCACAATTACCTCCTTTACAGGTAGGTAAGGTAATGGGTGTTGTTACAACTAAGAATACTCCTACATTTGAACAATTTGAAAAAGCTGGTAGTTATGATGGTGTTGGAACTATCTATTTTAGAAATTATAATAATTCTAAAAATATAGATCCCCCAAGAGATGCTCAAGATAAAGATAAATTTTTTAAGGCATGTGATATAGCTAAACCTTTATTTCCTAATATGTTTTATTATCCATTATTAGGAGAATTGGTGTACATACTTGAAGGATTACCATCCCCATCAGCTCAAAATAATCCAGGAGCTAACCAAAAATACTATATTACTACTATAAATTTATGGAATGATGTTCAAACAAATGCACAAACTCAAGATGCAAAAGCACCATTAGGTAAATATTTTACAGAAAGTTCTAATATAAAAAAATTATTAAATTTTGAAGGTGATTGTATAATTCAAGGAAGAAGAGGAAATTCTATTCGTTTTGGATCTACTTCAAGAGTAGTTGGGGATTTAAATGAATGGAGTGATATAGGAAAAGAAGGAAATCCTATTACTATTATATCTAATGGACATTCTTATAATATAAAAAGAGAATATTATTTAGAACAAATAAACAAAGATGCTTCTTCTATTTATTTAACATCTAACCAAAGTATTCCTTTAGTTACAAATAATATTCCTATTAATCCAATTACTTCCCCTACAGTTCCTTCTTCTTATTTAAAGGCTCAAGTAATAATAAATTCAGATAGAGTAATATTAAGTACTAAAAAAGATGATATAATGTTACTTGCTTATACTAACGTAGAAATAGGAGCTAATAATATAATTAATTTAAATGCTAATACATCTATTCATTTAAATATAAAACCTCCTAAAATTTCAACATCCTCTATAGTAGGACCTACTCCATTAATATTACTAGGAACAAAATCAAATAATACTCCCCCAGATGAACCTGTATTATTAGGAGGTAAAACAGCTACTTTCTTATTATCTCTTTTAACAGCACTAGATGCATTTGCACTTTCACTTACGGCTACATCTACAAATTCTGAAGGAAGTCCATTAGCTAAAGTACAAGGCTCAGCAGAAGCTTTACAAACTCAATTAAAGCCTCTTTATGATAAGATATTAACATTAAAGTCTAACTATACATTTACTATATAATGCCTGCTGATTTAAAATCAAATATATCATCCTTTGTTCCCTCTGAAGTAAATAATACTTTATCTAGGGTAAATGATCCAAAAGCATTTGGACAACAGATATTAGATAAAACTAAAGATAAAGTTGTAAGTGCTGCTTTAGGATATGTTCAAAAATTAAAGGATGAAATTGAAAGAACTATTGCTGCTAAAATTGAATTAGAAACAACTCACATTAAAAATTTATATAATTTAGCTCAAAAAGTAATTCCTAAAACAACTTATGATTTTGGTAGAATAATAGAAACACCTGCTGAGTTAACTGATGAAGAATATCAAGCAGAACTTTCTTTAGAAAATTCTTCATATGAAAAAGAAAAAAAGATTATTAATGAAAATTTAGCTGGTTTAGAAAAAAGATTAAAAGATATTATATTAGATCCTTATAAAGATGCTAAAGAAAAATATTTAAAATTTAAAACAGATATAGCTGGAAGAAAATTAAATAGAGAATCTTTAAAATCTCTTTATAAATCTGAAAAAGTTCAACAATTAAAGAAAAATATTTTTAAAACTTTAGTTGTAATTTCTTCTACTTTATTAACAGAACAATTAATTAAAGTTATAGCTGATAGTGCTAGTTTACAAGAATTAGTAGATAAAACTAATGATATTATAGATGCTGCTGAAACATTAGATCAATTAAATCAAGCAAGAATAGCTCGAAATGGATGTATTAATAGAATTAATCAACAAGAAGCTAAAATTAGAGCTATATTAAGTATATTAAATACTTTAAATGTTATATTGACTGTGTTTGGTATATTAGTAGCCTTATTAAATTTAATTCCTGGTTTTCCTGCTCCTGTTGCTAAAAAACTTGCCACATTGTGGGTTAGTGCTAAACAAATTCGTGATGGTATTGGAGTAACATTATCTATATTAATACCTATGCTACAATCAGCTATCTTTATTTTAGAAGATTTAAAAAATCAATTACGTCAAATCAATGAAAGAATTGAAGAAAAAACTTTACAATTATTAAATGACGATGAATTATCTAGTTATTTAGGAGGAATTATAAATTCAAGTGAAGATCCATCATGTGATACAAATCGTTTCCCAGGTGAAATTGATCAAGATTATTATAATAGATTACGTCGTTCAACATGTATTAAAAATTTGTTAGCTAAACAAAATCCAACTGCAAATCCATTAGATTTAAGTAATGCTGGTATATTAAATTTGGCTCAACAAATTACACCTCCAAATTCAAATGATTTTGGTACTTATAAAGGATTTAGATTTGTTATTAAAGAAGAAAATGATCCTAAATTTGTAGTTAGAGGAAATAAACGCCACTATGCCGTAGCTATTAATACTCGAGAAGTAGAACAAGTAAAAAGTGATTTATCATTTACATTAGACCCACAACAATTAGTAAACCAATTGAAATTTATTATCGATCAACAAAATTTACAAGGATAAAATATTTATAACTATGAACATCAAAGTATTTAAAAGATTAATTAAAGAAGCGGTAATTGATGCAATGCACGAAGAATTACCAGAAATTTTAAATGAAGTAATGGCTCGTCAAAATAAAACAGCCTTAACTGAAAGTAAAACAATGAGTTTTACTAGTGCTAATGTACCTACTATCCCATTATCTAATGGTGTGCGTAGTCAATTAGCATCCCAAATGGGTGAAGCATTTGGTTTTCAACAACCTACTAGTAAATTAGCAGTAATCGACGCTGTTGACGAAAGTACAGGTGAAAAATTAAATCCATTTGCTGCTTTTATTGCAGATGCTGCTAATAATATGACTGCTCAGGACAAATCAGGGTTAAGACAATTAGATTAATATGCCAATACCTCAAACAATACGTGTAAATCCGTTAGATTTACAAAAGAATATTGTGATTGGGGTATCATTACCTTTTAATGCTGCTGGTGTATTTAATAAAACATACAGTACAAAAGATCAAATTAAGTCAAATTTAATTAATTTGTTATTAACTGATAAGGGTGAACGTATAATGAATCCTGAATTTGGAGCTGATGTTAGAAGATCATTATTTGATAATATAACTGAAAGCAATAATGAAATTTTAAGATTAAAAATAATAGAGGCTATTAATATTTTTATTCCTGAAATACAATTAGAAAGTGTTGATATAATACCAGATTTTGATTATAATACTTTAAATATAACTATAAATTATAGTTTATTAATTTCTAATACGCCCGATCAAGTAACTGTACAATTCCAATAATAATGACTCAAGATAAAAACATATCATATTTAAATAAAGATTTTAGTGATTTTAAATCTAATTTAATTAATTACGCTAAAACATATTTCCCAACAGCTTATAATGATTTTTCAGATGCTAATCCAGGAGCTATGTTTATTGAAATGGCTTCTTATGTTGGTGATGTAATGTCATTTTATCTTGATACTCAAATTCAAGAAAACTATTTATTATACGCTAAAGAAAAAGAAAATTTATACGCTTTATCATATACATTAGGTTACCGTCCTAAAGCATCTTATGCTTCTACTACAGTAAACGATATATTTCAACTAATGCCTGTATTACCTGGATCTAATCCTTCTATTCCAGATACTACTTATGGTTTAATTATTCCTGCTAATACTCAAATATCCTCTACTTCTACAACAACAAAGTTTTTAACAACACAAGAAGTAGATTTTACAGATACAGGAAGTGCAACTATTACTTTTTATAATTCTGATTATTATTTAGTAAAAAAATCAGTTCCTGTTATATCTGCTGAAATAAAAACCACAACATTTAGTTTTAGTAATCCTCAAAAATTTTCAACTGTTAACGTAACAGATACTAACATATTACAAATATTAGATATAACAGATAGTGATGGAAATATATGGTATGAAGTTCCTTATCTAGCACAATCTACAGTTTATGATAAGGTTTCAAATCCTTCTTATTCTACAGATAGTGTTCCTTATTTAATGAGATTAAGACGTGTACCACGTAGATTTGTTTCAAGACTTTTATCTGATGGTACTTTACAATTAGAGTTTGGAGCTGGTGTTTCTAATAAATCTGATGATAATATAATACCAACTCCTGATAATATTCAGTTAGGTTTAGTACCAGGAATATCAAATTTATTAAATAATTACAATCAAACATCTATATTTTATACTCAAGAATATGGTTTAGCTCCATCAAATACAACATTAACAGTAAGATATTTAGTAGGGGGTGGAATTACTTCAAATATACCTGCTAATGATTTAATAAATATAAGTACAACAGGCACTTACTTTAAATCAGGATATTCAACAACAACTTATGCTGATATAGTAAATAGCGTAGCAACTGCTAACCCAAATCCATCTTCAGGTGGTAGAAATGGTGATGAAATTGAAGAAATTAGAAATAATGCTTTATATGCTCATTCATCTCAATTACGTGCTGTAACTAAAAATGATTATATTGTAAGATCACTATCATTACCTTCAGATTATGGTAGTATATCTAAAGTATATGTTACACAAGATTTAAGTATAGAGGATCAAGCTACTACTGCTCCAACAATGACTACAAACCCATTATCTTTAGATTTATATGTTTTAGCGTACAATGCTGATAAGAATTTAATTAAAGCATCAACAACATTGAAACAAAATTTAGCTACTTATTTAAATGAATATAGAATGGTAACTGATGCTATAAACATTAGGGATGCATTTTATATTAATATAGGAGTTAATTTTGATGTTACTACAATTAGTGGATTTAATAATCAACTTGTATTAAAAGATTGTATTAATACTTTAAAATCCTATTTTAATATAGAAAGCTGGCAAATTAATCGCCCTATAATTTTATCAGAAGTTATGGTTCTTCTCTTACAAGTAAAAGGAGTACAATCTGTAGTTAAACTTGAAATAATTAATAAAGAAGATTCAACAGGTCAAACTTATTCTGATTTAGGATATGATATTTCTGGGGCAACAAGAAACGGAAACATTTATACATCCTCTGATCCTTCAATATTTGAAGTTAGATATCCTGATACAGATATTCAAGGTAGAGTTGTTACATATTAAAAATTAAAAAAATGAACTTAGACAAATTAAAAGGACATATTCCCGACAGCGTAATATCTCAAATTCCCGGGATTCAAGACAAATTTGAAATCAATACTCCATTACGTTTAGCCCATTTCTTAGCTCAATGTGGTCATGAATCAGGTGGTTTTAGATTAGTTAAAGAAAATTTAAATTATAGTGCTAAAGGCTTAATGGGTATATTTAAAAAATATTTTCCAAATGAAGTATTAGCTAAACAATACGAACGCAAACCTGAAAAAATTGCTAATAAAGTTTATTCATCTAGAATGGGTAATGGCGATGAGGCAAGTGGTGAGGGTGCTAAATTTTGTGGTCGCGGTTATATTCAATTAACTGGAAAATCTAACTATCAAGCATTTTTTAAATCAATTGGTGCTGATGTTAATACCGATCCAACAACAGTTGCAACTCAATATCCATTAGCATCGGCGGCATGGTTCTTTAATAAAAACGGTTTACATAAAATGGCAGATGGTGGCGCAACTACAGCAGTTGTTACGTCAATTACTAAACGTGTTAATGGTGGTACAATTGGATTAGATGATCGCATCAAACACTTTAATGAGTTCTACGCATTGTTAGCGTAAAACAGTTTAGTATTTACCATATTTATATGTAGTAATTACTAACTATGGCAATTTATAAAATATTCCCTGAAAAGAGTGCTACTCTATATTCGTTTTACCCAACATTAAATACGGGTTTAGATGAAATTATAGAACTTAGCACTTTCTACACTATCAACGAAACTAATGAGGTAGCACGTGGTGTTATCAAATTTCCAACTAACCAAATTAATGATCTTATTAATAACACAATAGGCCGTTATAATTCTTATGACGCTTATTTAAAGTTATATTTAGCTAATGCTAGCTCAATCCCTTTAGATTACACAATATTTTGTCACCCATTATCAGGAAGTTGGAATATGGGTACTGGCAGATTAGGTAATGTACCTACTACTACTGATGGAGTTGGTTGGCAATATAAAGATGGAACTGATGTAGCAACACCTTGGTTTTCTAATGGTTCTATACCTTCAGGTACTACTGGTTCTTATAGAACTGGAGGAACAATAGGTGGTGGTTTATGGTATACTGGATCTAATTATCAAGCTACTCAATCATTTACATATATTACTTCTAAAGATATAGAATTAAAAGTAACTAATACTGTTGCTTCTTGGTATGCTGGGTCTCTTTATAATAATGGGTTTATTCTTAAACACTCATCATCATTAGAATTTTCAGCATCTTCTTCTAAATTTGAAACAAAATATTTTTCAGGTAATACCCACACTATTTATCCACCATGTCTAGAAATTAGATGGGATGATCAAATATATACAGGTTCATTATCAACAGTTACTAATGATTTATTTGTTCCTTCATTAGGTAATAATAAAGGTGAATACCAACAAGACTCAGTACAACGTTTTAGAGTCAATGTGAGAGATAAATTTCCAGCTAGAACATTTCAAACTAGTTCGGTTTATTTAAATAACAAAGCATTGCCTTCTTCTTCATATTGGTCAATAAAAGATTTGGATACCGAGGAAATAGTCGTAGATTACGATACAAACTACACCAAAATTAGTTGTGATAGTACTAGTAATTATTTTGACATATACATGAACGGGTTAGAACCTGAACGCTACTATAAACTATTATTTAAAACTATATTAGCTAATGGTGAAACAGTTATAAATGATAATAATTACTACTTTAAAGTTATAAGATAATGTCTCAAATTCCTATAGAAAAAACAGTATTTGATAAAGCTGCTTTTGAAAAAGTTATTAATAGAAATTTCAACCAGTTACCTCCTGCTAATCAAACTGGGGAACAAGAAGCAGCGGCACCATCTTTTACTGTAGAAGATTTTTTAAATTTGTTTAATTCATTATATGATTTTATACCTGAAGATGTATTAAGAGCTATGTTAGAAAAAATAGCAGGTACTTTAGGAGTTAGACTTGATGATACAGATATTCAAGCATTATTAAATGAAATTACATCTTTAAGAGGACAATTAGTTGATATACAATCAACAATTACCACACTAAATCAACCACAAGCGTAACTTATATAATGGCAGATAATATTAAAATAGTAGGTAGTATATTAAATACAACAGAAGTATCACGTTACGATAATGCTGATTTGAGATTAATAACCTCTAAAAAAATTCAAAAAAGTTTTAATGCTAATAAAGATTATATTGAATATCATGTTTATGATATTGGAAATAATTTATTAGATGCTAATTATGACTATCGCCAATATAGATTACCATCTAATTATAGTTTAAATCCTGGAGTTACATCTAATTTAAATATAAATAATACAACAGCTACAGGAGCTGAAGTAGGAAGTGTTTCTAATTTATCAACTACATCTTCTACTTATCCTATTATTGAAATTGATCCTGTACAGGATTTACAAGATTTAGGATATACATCTGGTGAATTTAAGGTTCAATATAACATATTTAAAAATAAAATATCAAAATTTCCAAATGCTGATTTATTTATTAAGGAAATTTCTCCTGATAGAACTGAAATTAGAGTTGGATCTGTTGTATTAACAGATTCACAACTTGAAAGTGGATCCTTAGAATTAATTAATAGTTATTCTTCATCTTCTATTTTTGATCCTTTTCTTTTAGATTTTTCAAACAATAGACAAGAAATAATTACTAATATAGTTCTCAATCCTATAGATACAGGATATGAAATATTATTTAAATTATATAATGAATTAGATCCTACAATATCTGAAAAAGATTCATTATGGGTTGTTGAAGAAATTTCTTCACCTTATATATTTAATCTTAATCTTGATGCAATATTTTCTGTACCTGAAGGGGGAAATAAATTAAGAGGACCTAAATTTAAAAATAGAGGTAGATTTAATAGATCAAATACAACTTCAAATGATTATAAAAGTTTAGATGAATTAGCTTTAAACCAAGATGCTTTACAAAATTTAAGTGTTTCTCAAAGTATTAATATTAATATAAATTTTGATGGTATAGGAGGTGAAGGAGGTGGATTTAATAGTTTTGTAACATTTGGTTCAGCTTTATCTCGTGTACAAAACTTTTATACCAAAGTACAAAAAATTGAAACTTATAATAAAACTATAAGCCAATATACTCCTAATATATCTACTACAAGTAGTTTACAATCAGAAATAAATTCATATACATCTAGTATTAATAATATTATAGCTAATTTTGATGGATTTGAAAACTATTTATATTTCTCATCAGGTTCATTAACATCTTCATTTCAATATGGTGTTACACCTTTTCCAAAATCAGGCAGTAATAAACCATATTCTTTATATCCAACCACTTCTTCTCAATCAAAAACTTGGTATAGTTCTATTACATCCAGTGCTGAAGATTATGATTTAAATAATGTAAATTATTTTAAATATTCAGTACCAGGTTTTATAGTAGATGATCCTAATAATGAGAACTATTTAGTTTTCTTAAATATGATGGGTCAATTTTTTGATAACATTTGGATATATATTAAATCTATTACTAGTGTAAATGTTTCTAATAATAATTTAAATTTGGGTATTTCTAAAGATGTTGTATATAATTTATTACAATCTTTAGGTATAAGTGTATTTAATAGTTTTGGTAACCAAGATATAGCTAATTATTTAGTTGGTTCAAATACGGGCAGTGCGTCATATAATGGTTATTTAACAAATTTTTCTGCTACAAGTAGTTATTTAAATAACATACCTAAAAAAGATATTTTAGCAGAATCATATAAACGTATTTACCATAACTTACCTATATTATTACAACGTAAAGGTACTGTAGCTGGATTAAGAACATTACTTTCTACATTTGGTATACCAAACCAAGATTATTATAATATTATTTCTAATCTTTCTGGATCATATGTTGGTGGAAAATTAATTACATCTTCTTTATTTGTTACAAATTCTTATTATACTCCAACCGGAAGTGTTATTAGTAGTAGTATTTTAAATATAAAGGAATATGGTGGTTCAACTACAGCTGAATTATTAAAGGGGTACAATAATAATAAAGTTAGAATTGTAAATACTACAATTACGGGTAGTGTTTTATCTCCTTTAGTTAGTATTCAACAATATACTTCTGAATCATCTGATTTTAGAACAACAGATGATCATTATGTTGATGTATCGTTTTCTCCACAAACATTAATAGATACTTTTGCTTCATCTTCTATTATATCTTCAAACCCATCATGGAGTTTAGATGACTATATTGGAGACCCAAGACAATTATATAGTGGATCTTATAGTGATTTAAATGCTCAAAGAAGTTTTTATTTATCTCCATTATCATCGTCTATAATACCGTTTACTAGCACAGTAGGAACTGGATCTATGGCTGCTACTGATTATAATAATTTTATTCGTTTAGTACAGTTCTTTGATAATTCACTATTTAAAATGTTAGAAGATTATGTTCCTGGTCGAGCTAGTCTTTCAACAGGTGTAACTATTAATTCCCCAGTTTTAGAAAGAAATAAAATTGCTTATGCTAACCCTAATACTACTACTGTAATAGCAGTAGGTAGTAACAATATAAGTGGTTCTAGAATAACAGCATCTTATGATCCTTTTTATAACCAATTACAGGAAGATAGAGTTGCTTATTTTGATGGAGCTATTAGTGGTAGTCAAATAAACATTTATGATGATTATTTTACCCCTGGTAATTTTAATCCTTATGCTAGATTTATTGACTTATATAATGTTAATCATTCTATTTATCAA